TAATGCCCTATACAGAGATTTTATTCCTGATTTTATTTTTTCTGTTGACTCAAAAATGACTGCAAGAATGATGGAAGATAAAGTTTATGAAAAATGTTTTCACTATACACCGTCTTTAGAAGTTAATAGATATCCAAAAGGTGGACCACCTTTATTACATTTAATACCAAACAATCCTCACTGGATTTCGGGTAATGCCGCTTTTTGGACTGCTTGTGTTCACGGACATAAAAATATATACCTAATTGGTTTTGATTTTAGAGAGTATGGCAAAAATCAATTAAACAATATCTATCAAGACACAGCTAATTACGGACCACGACACGATGATAAAATATTTGAATCATGGTACAAACAGTTTAGAGACTTATTAAAAATGCGACCTTATTGTAATTTTACAGTTGTGCATGACAATCCTCCAGAATATTTAAATCATTTACAAACTGGATATGATGTGGGCAATAGTAAATTAATGACTTATAAAGAATTTACTGATACAGTTTTAAACCGTGCTGTCTAAAATAATTTCTCCAACTATAAAAGTTAGAATTGTGATTTGAATATGGGTCTTTCCATACTTGCATTTGATACAAATGGACCATTTCGTGAGCAAGAGTTTCAATAAAATCTTTCCATGTAGGAAATTTGTTGTGTAATTCTATTCTGTATTCAAGGTGTTCGCCTAAATGATAAGGAATTAACCGTTGATTAAATCTTCCCGCTCTACATTTTCTATTGTCCCAATCAACAACACATAGTCCCCAATCATAATGCATTCTTCTTACTATAAGTTTTGGTTCTATTAAGTTACCGCCAAACATTCCTCTATTAAAAATACGGAACCAACTTTGACATTGTTCTACTGTAGGTGTGAAATGTTTAATGTTTTTACGTCTTGCCAGAGCTTTTCTAACTCTGAACCTTAATGTTTTATTGCGTTTTTTTATCTTTTTTTTCATAGGTTGACATTATTACCATATGTGTTATACTAGTATTTAATCATGAATATGCCAGAGTTATCAGAAGCTAAATTACCAAAAACTATTAACGAAGCACTTAATATATTAGCATATAATGAATATTTTTGGCGTTCCGACCCAAACGATCTTAAGAAAAAAATAAACCCTCATCATAAAGATAAACAGACTGTAAGTTCTTTAGTAGAAGCACAATATCCATGGACTGAAAAGCAAGGCAAACTTGCAGTAATAATTTTAAAAAGATACCTAACAAAATTCCAAAAATATAAAATGGATATAAAAGAACTATTAGACAATCCAGTATATCGTGATCCATTTCGTGTAATAAATTTTGAAAAAAGCATAGAAAAATATATTAACGAAGATAACGAAGAAATGTTAGAAGTAAAATTTCCTTATACTAAAAAAATGGTTGGTTTAATTCAATGCCTAAAAAATAGAAAAGGATTACCTGCAGGATATTGTGTGTTTAGTGGAGAAACAAAAAAATGGACAATTAAACAAACTGACGTAACAACGTACTACATGACATTAATTGCAACTAGATATGATTTTAAATTTATCGATACAACATTATTAGATGATTATTACGAGGTTAGAGAAGAAATTAAAAAATATAAACGACCATCTGCTAAACTAATTGCTGGGGAAATTGTTTTAGAAAATGCTCCGGAATCATTACAAGAATATTGGAATAATTTTAAAAAAATTACATACAAACCGTTATTACAAATAGATGCATTTAAAAATTTAGAAATTACTCCACCAAATATAAACATTAAAACATCTACAAAATTTGCACAAAAACTTGCTCATCACTATTATCATAAACTATGGGTAGATAAAAATGAATATAATAAATTTGAAATATTAGAGGGATTAAAAGAATTAGATTGTTTTCCGATTATAATGCCAGTAACCGGAGAAATAAACACACTCGAAGATATAACAGAATATTGGAGTTGGATACAAAGTTTTGAAAAAGTTGGTATAAGTTATAAACAAATATCGTTTGGTTTTGATATTAAACAACCAATGCGACAAGGAGATATTCCTAAAGACGACTTTGATAGAATATGGGACCAAGGTAATGTTGTTGATAAAATGGACGACGATAATTTTAATAAATTATGGGAACTACATCAATTAAGCAAACAATTTAAATATATTGATAATACCACTAAAATAATCTTTATAAGAAATAGAATACCAAGAACATTAATTAAATCAAAAATAGAACCCCGTGCCGCATTGATTACAATAGGTGGTGGTTATTATTCTCCAGGTACAGAAAATTTAAAAAGATTACTTGATAATTTACCTAAAAAGTTGTATTATAGTCTTAATAAGCCGAGTAGTATTGATTGGCAAAGTAGTACTATAATAAAACTATGAGTTCATGTAAACTGGTAATAAAAGACGAAGTAAATGTTAAATTTGAGAATTTAGATCTTAAATGGCGTCAAAAACTTTCTAACAAATTTAGATTTCAAGTTCCCTACGCATATCATTTGCCTGCTGTAAAACTAGGTAGATGGGACGGCAAAATTAGTTTTTTTGGCTTAGGCGGAACAACATATCTTAATCTAGTTGATCAAATTCTTCCAATACTTGAAGCAGGCGGAGTTTATGTTGAACTTGACGATAAAAGAATAAAACACAATTTTGAATTTAAACTAATTGACAAAAATTATCTATCAAATATAACATGGCCAGACAATCATCCTTGTGCTGGGCAACCAATTGTTTTACGTGACTACCAAGTAGAAACAATTAATAAATTTTTAGAAACACCACAAAGTATACAAGAAATTGCCACAGGTGCAGGTAAAACAATTATTACTGCCGCACTTTGTAAGTTGGTCGAACCTTATGGACGTACACTAACAATCGTTCCTAATAAAAGTTTAGTAACACAAACAGAAGAAGACTTTCTTGCTTGTAACTTAGACACAGGTGTTTATTTTGGCGATAGAAAAGAAATAGGCAGATTTAATACAATTGCAACTTGGCAATCTATAAACGTTCTCGAAAAAAAATCTAAAATAGAATTTAAAGAAATAATGCAAAATATTCAAACAGTAATTGTTGACGAAGTACACATGGCAAAAGCAGATGTACTAAAAAGATTACTAACAGGAGCATTTGCAAACGCAGGTATACGTTGGGGATTAACAGGCACAGTACCAAAAGAAGACTATGAATTTTATGGAATAAAATGTTCATTGGGAGAAGTTACACATAGAATACCTGCAAAAGAATTACAGGATAAAGGTGTATTAGCAAAATGTCATGTTAATGTTTTGCAAACACAAGATCATCCAATGTTCAAAAGCTATCCCGAAGAACTAAAATGGCTTACAACTGACGACACTAGAACAACGTGGATCGCAAAAACAATTAGTGATATTGCAACATCAGGCAATACACTCATACTTGTTGATAGAATTTCGGCTGGTGAAAAACTTAATAACAAAATAAAAAATTCAGTTTTTATATCTGGATCAACTAAAACATTAGACAGAAAAGAACACTACGATGAAGTGTCTACAGCAGAAAGCAAAATTATTATTGCTACATATGGAGTGGCTAGTATTGGTATCAATATTCCTAGAATATTCAATCTTGTTCTTATTGAGCCCGGCAAATCTTTTGTCAGGGTAATACAAAGCATAGGAAGAGGTATACGTAAAGCAGAAGACAAAGATCATGTGCAAATTTGGGACATAACTAGTAGTTGTAAGTTTGCAAAAAGACATCTAACCCAACGTAAAAAATTTTACAAAGAAGCAAATTATCCGTTTACAATAGAAAAACTAGATTATGAAAATCCTTACGTTAGAAAATAAAACTTATATATTAGAAAAAATTCCAGAATTTGTTGATGAACAATTACGATTTGCAGTACTAGATAATTCAAATCCAGAAGAGCCAGATTTCTTTTACATACCTTTAATATTTTTAGAATCGTTTAATGCTCCGGCGGCGGTATTAGAAATTGGTCCATATAAAATAAAAATGCCATTAGATTGGAAAATGTTAATTGGAGAACAAGGGCAACCAGAAATGCACGTACTACCAATTACAAGTTTGAACGACAGGGGGTTTGATGCATTTACATTTAATCCATTGTCAAGTTCTAAACCAGATTTTTATCCAATTGATGTAGTAGATATCTATACTGAAGTAAAATGGTATTTCCCTAAAATTAAATCGGGTCAATTATTAGCAGTACCTTTACAAAATGGACCTAAGCCTGTGTGTGCTTATTTTGTAAAAGATATTTCAAGACAATGTGAACAATTAGACTATGGAAACGTATGGTAAAAGGTACTAAAGTAAAAATTCACGCACCTTTCATGAACTTACCTGTGGGGGAGGCTGGAAAAAAGTTACCTATACTAATGGATAGACATTTCATGAACGATCTTATGGATTACATACAAGAAAAAAAATTAAAAATGATTCATTGTAAAATGGAAGGATCTAATATAGTATTAGAGTTTATAAACAAATTTGAAGCTACAAAATTTGCATTAGGATACGCAGAAATATATGGCAAATCAGAACCGGAAATTTTTTGAATTACGAAACGGATTAAAAGCTATTGACTTTCGTAATAAAGATTACTACGACAGAATAGACGATAAGGAAAAATCTTTATACACACCTTATATGATAATGAGGTATGCATCTTGTATAAATTCTAAAGATAAATTTTACGTTGAACATTATGTTGAAATGGTTAATGAATGCGTAAACAAACACTTATTCACTTTATCAAGCAAACATAAAAAACTATGTTGGATATTAACGTCTATGTGCGGTGCACTTAAACAACAGTTTCATCCTTGGATAAAACCAATGAAACGTGTTCCAAACAAATCATTAAAACAGTTACAACAACTTTTTCCTACTGCTAAAGAATCTGATTTAGAAACATTGGACAAAATAATTACTGATAGAGAATTAGAAGAATTGCTCGAAGCACATGGAATTGAATCTTAAAACTTGTACATATTGCGGAAAAGGTTTTACACACGAAAGAACTTTACAAGTTCATGTATGTGAACCTAAACGTAGACATCTTCAAAAAAACGAAAAATGGGTGCAGAATGGCTTCATGGTGTTTCAAAGATTTTATGAAATACATCAACATACTACAAAAACTAAAACATATAACGAATTTACCAAGTCTCAATATTACAATGCGTTCGTTAAATTTGGTAGATATATGATGTATATCAATCCATTATATCCAGAAAAATATATTGATTATGTATTATTATCAAAAACTAAATTAGATCGTTGGGTTGACGACAATTTATACGAAACATACCTTATTGAAACATTAAAAATTGAACCAATTGGTGCCGCACTACAAAGATCTATTGCAACTATGATGGATTGGGCTGAAGAACAAAATGTACAATGGCCAGATTATTTTAGATTAGTAATTACAAATAGGGCAGTACAACATATAAAACAAGGTAAAATATCTCCGTGGTTAATACTTGGTTGCTCTGCAGGTAAAAAAATGTTAAACTCATTTACAGACGAACAATTACAAATGACAGAAAGATTTATTAATCCAGGCTATTGGGCAAATAAATTTAAAAATTATCCAGCTGATCATTTATTTGTGCAACAAACAGCAAAGGAGGCTCGGATTGAGTAAAATAGATATAGAAATAACAGATGAATTAGAATTTGAAGTTGGCGATTGTTGTATTGTAATAAAGCCTAATGGAACAATAGGAAGAGTAATTTTGCCAGAAATGAATAACAGAGTACCACAAACTGAGGGATATAAAAAAATGTTAAAAATAATTGATATACTAAAGCCTGGTGCAAAAAAAGATTTTGTTGAATATAACAGAAAGAAATTACACTAATGCCTGATGTTGATATAGATTTTTTTGATAGGGACGGCGTACTAAAATTATTTAAACACGCACCGGCATCAATGATTAAAGACGGTGAAATTATAAAACATAAAACCGGGGTATATTTTCATGCTGTTCCGACTGAACCAATTAATGGCTATACAAGTTTAGATTATAAAAAAGCAGAAAACAGAGGTTATTTTAAAATTGACTGTTTGAATGTTAACATTTACAAAAACATTAAATCAGAACAAGAACTTGTGGAATTGATGATAGAAGAACCAGACTGGGATATGTTAAAAGATCAAAAAATTGTAGACCAATTATTTCATTTGAATGGGCATTTCAATATTGTATCTAAACTAGAACCAAAAAATATTGAACAACTTGCGGCTGTATTAGCAATTATACGTCCGGCTAAAAGAGGACTAATGTATAAAAATTGGATTGATATTTTAAAAGAAGTTTGGGTTAAACCAACTGACGGTTCATACTTTTTCAAAAAATCACACGCAGTTGCTTATGCTCATGCAATCGTTGTACAGCTCAACTTAATTAAAAAAGATAAATATAGTTTTAGTGCAACACAGGAAACATAAAAGTACTAAAAAAATCAAACCACAAATTGTAGATCTACCCTCTGATTTTCCAGACGTTGAATTCGTTAAACATTTAGAACGAACTATTAAATCTAGACGCTCAACAAAAGTGATGTTAAATGGCAGTGGCATGGATAAAGAATGGGTTTGGTGGGTTTATCCAAAGTGGAAAGATATTTGGGAAAAAAAAGGAGTTAAAATGAAATACAATGCAAAAGAACATTGTGTTTTAATGAACTACTCTAAAGAGTTAGCAGACGCTTATAAAACTTTTTTAAAATATACTAGGTAGGTTTTCTAACTAATTGGATTGTTCTTCGCTTGATCCGTTTCTTTGAAATTTCAGAAAGTCTTACTGTTGGACCGTGTACAATTTCCAAATCTTTAGCATTTAAAGTTACTAGTGTAGATCGAAAATAACGAAAATCTCCTTTAAGAAATATGTTAATTGGCAGTTTTCTATTGGATTCATACCACCAAATTTCCCCACATTTTAAAAATCTCATCTTATCCTGTGGACTCATTAACCTACCATAATCATAAAAACTAGTTACATTATTATCTTGGTTTTGAACAATACCTACAAATTCCATATCGCCTTTGCGAATTAGACTCAAAAATGGAAATTTGTCTCTTAAAGTTTTAAAAATTTCGTTCATAGTGTTTCAATAAATACTGTTAAATATGTACTATGCAAACAGTAACAAGGTATTTACTATCAAACTTGGTAAACATTACCATAAATGGTTATATAGGAAGGAACTCAAAAGTGTACGATAGGCAACTAAAAATATACAGAGGGGTATATACACCACTGACTTTTACTTTTAAAAATGAGGATCAAAAAGCTCAAAATGTAGTGGCTAAAACCTATCAATTTAACATTATCGACACTGAATCCAAAAAAAGTGTATTAACTAAAACTTTAAAAATTTTAGATGATGGCTCCACTATAAGCACAAAAGGTAAGACTAGTGTAGATATTACTGTCGGGGATATAATATCTCTAGATGCTAAATTTTACAATTATTCAATAAACGAAGTACTAACTGATGGTAGTACTTTAGTAACTTATGCTGATACTAGCTATGTTGCAAATGGAACATTAGAAATATTAGACGGAGCATATCCAGAAGCTGTTGATAGCATTTCAGTAACTTCTTTTACAGGTACTGACGGACCATTAACAAAAACATCGGGTTCTATAAATGCTAAACCAGGAATTAATAATAATAAAGCATTACACACTATTGCAATTTATACTCAAGGATTTACTGGTTCTCTTAGAGTTCAAGGTACTATGACATCAACGCCTGGTATAAATGATTGGTTTGATGTTACCATGGACGGCGCAGGCAGTCCAACAAATACATTTACCGATTCCTCAACAGTTACCTACTATAACTTCTATGGTGTTTACCATTCAGTAAGATTTAGTTGGGGTAATGATACCGACAATACTGGAATCGTTGACAAAATCCTATATAGACAATAAACTAATTAGATGTTAAAAGAAACATCTTGTATTGCACCTTTTATAAATCTTACCATAGATCCAGAAAATAATACATCTCCTTGTCCGTATCTAGGCGGTGGTGCTTGGAAATTTGATAAAGAAAAAGACCCTAAACAAATTTGGAAATCATCACAGTTTGAAAAATTACGACAATCTCACTTAAAGGGAGAAAAAGATCCTATTTGTCAACGATGCTGGAACGAAGAAGCAGTTGGAAAAATGAGTGCAAGGCAACGATTCTTAAAAGACTATCAAAACCAAATTGACCAAATTATTCAAAATATTCAAAATAAAACCTACATGAGTGGTCCTACAATACTTACAATGAAAAATGGAAATATTTGTAACTTAAGATGCAGAACTTGTGGGCCTAAAGATTCTAGTGTTTGGATACCTGAAGCACAATCTTATGTAAACAAACATCCTAAAAAATTAGAAGGAACCTGGTTTCAATCTGAAACATTTAAAAAAAATTGGAATAATAAACAAATGGAAGACTTACAAACATTTAATCAAAACCTAATTAAAGTAGAACATTTTGGTGGGGAACCTTTATATAATCCAAGAGTTTTTGAACACGTAAAAATGTTAATTGAATTTGGGTTTGCAAAAAATATCATACTATATTTTAACACTAACGGTACACAAATACCCAAAAAAGAAATAGCAGAAATGTTTAAACATTTTAAACAAATCGAAATAAACTTCAGTATAGATGGTATTAAAAATCATTTTGAATACATTAGACATCCTGCAAAGTGGTCAAACTTACTTTCAACTATTGAATGGTTTAAAAACTTTGAACAAAATAATAATTTAATATGGGGAATAGTTACAACAGTAAGTAATCTAAATATTTTTTATTTAGATAAAATTTTAGAAGAATTTGATCAATGGAATAAAACAAATGTATTTTTAAATATATTAGAAAATCCAACATATTATTGTATTAAAAATTTACCAGAATCCATAAAAGAAAAAATTACAAAAAAATATGCTGGATCAACTCGACTATCAAGCGTGGTAAATTTTATGAACTCTGCTCCACAAGATATAAATGCTTGGAAAAACTTTTTATTCTGGACAAAACAAAAAGATGCATATAGAAGCGAAGACTTTCACTTTACTTTTCCAGAATTTTCCAATATAATATAGCTTATGAACCTGATCCAGAATACGATTCTGAATTCATTACCTGCGGCTAAAAAGAAAACTCCGTCGGGCTGGATATCTTTTAATGCACCTTGTTGTATACATAACGGTGAAACCCAAGACAGAAAAAAACGTGGTGGTATAATGAATAGTGCCGATGGCACACTATCTTATCATTGTTTTAATTGTGGCTATAAAGCATCTTACATTATTGGACGTAAACTTACCCAAAAAATGAGACAACTCATGGGTTGGCTAGGAATACCTGATGATACAATTAAAAAACTTGCAATCGAGGCTATGCGTCACGAAACTTCTGATACAACATATAAGAAAAAACGATTTGTTACATTTAAGAAAAAAGAACTACCAAAAAATGCATATGGATTAGAAGTTTGGCTAGAAAAATATATTGCAAAAGATTTAACAGAACCCCAATGGCAAAAAATAGATGGACTTTTAAATTATTTAAAATCTCGAGGTATTGGGCCTGACTGGTATGATTTTATGTATTCTCCTGATATGCATTTTGACTTTAATAAAAGAATAATAATTCCTTTTTATTGGAAGGGAGATGTAGTAGGATTTACAGGTAGAATGTTTGAACAATCTGAAAAAGTAAAATATTATACTGATGTACAACCCGGCTATGTGTTTAATATGGACACACAAGACTGGTCACGAAAATTTGTTATTGTAACTGAAGGACCGTTTGATGCAATAACCATTTCTGGTGTTAGCATATTAGGTTCGGAGGTAAATGATATACAACAAGAGTTGATTGATAGTTTAAACAGAAAAGTAATAGTAGTACCCGACCGAGACAGGCCAGGAGAAAAATTAATTAATCAAGCAATAGAGTTTGGATGGAATGTAGCATTTCCAGAATGGGATAACGATATCACAGATGTTGCAGATGCAGTATTAAAATACGGTAGACTATTTACAATACAATCAATATTAAACTCTACTGAATCTAGTAAACTTAAAATAGATTTGAAAAGAAAAATGTATGGATAATATTAGTTGGCATATTGAACCCACAAGTAAATGTACGTTGGAATGCCCTTTGTGTGACAGAACTTGGTTTTATAATAAATTTGGACGAAGAGAATTACATGAAATAAACGTCGAGCATCTAGTTAATTTTTTAGGGAATGATGCAAATTTAACTTTTTGTGGCAACAACGGAGATCCAATTTATCATAGTAAATTTATAGAGCTATGTTCAAAACTAAAATCTAATAATTGTAAAATTGCAATAACAACAAATGGTAGTTATAGAACAATCAATTGGTGGAAAAAACTTGCACGAATACTAGACGAAACCGACAAAATTACATTTAGTATAGACGGTCTTGAGGATACAAATCATTTATATAGAATTAATTCTAACTGGAAAATGATAATAGATGCTATTGATATTCTTATTCATTTCTCTACCGTACCGCTTACTTGGAAATTTATAGTTTTCAAACATAACCAACACCAAATTAATAAAGCAAAACAATTAAGTAAAGAATTAGGATTTGAAAAATTTAGATTAGAATATAGCGATAGATGGTGGGATAAATCATTAATGCCTGACAAAAAATATATCGATAATAATTACGAACATCAACAGAGGGTTGTCAATAAAAGTGATAGCCAAGGGAAAATGAACCCAAAGTGTTTAAAAAATGGTAAACCGGCAAATGCTTTATACATTGATAGTGAAGGAAACTTTTATCCTTGTTGTTGGACAGGCTTATATGCCTTTCGTTATAAAACTATGTTTTCGCCAAAAAATAGCAAATATAATATAAAAGATATTACTATAAAGAACATTTTAGAAGATATTAAGGTAAAAAACTTTTTTAAAACAACAAAAGACTATGAATCTGCACACGATTGTTGTAAAATATACTGTGGAGTAAGTAATGGCTAGTTATACTTTTGACATACAAAAACTTTATTTAGAAATGCTATTAGCAGATGCCGAATCGTTTGCTAGAGCACAAAATATTTTCAATCCAAAAAGTTTTGACAGGAAGCTACAACCTATTGCAAAATTTATTAAAGACTATGTTGAACAATATAAAACTATGCCTGAAGTTGACCAGGTTAATGCAAAATTTGATATTAAATTAAAAACAGCAAAAGATTTAGATCCATCTCACTTCACATGGTTGTTAGATGAATTCGAAACGTTTTCCAGACACAAAGCACTAGAAAGTGCAATACTTCAATCAGCAGACTTACTTGAAAAAGGAAACTATGCTCCAGTAGAGGACATGGTTAAAAAAGCAGTAAGCGTCGGATTGACTCGTGATCTAGGTACAGACTACTTTGAGGATCCAAAGGGTAGACTTGAGTTCTTAAAGAACTCACACGGACAAGTCAGCACAGGTTGGCCAGCAATCGATAAAAAACTCTTCGGAGGTTTTAGCAAGGGAGAACTAAACATTTTTGCAGGTGGATCAGGCGCAGGTAAAAGTTTATTCTTACAAAACCTTGCCATTAACTGGGCACTGGCTGGCTTGAACGTAGTATACATTTCATTTGAATTATCTGAACAGTTAGCGGCAATGCGAATGGATGCGATGACAACTAATATACCAACAAGACAAGTTATGAAACAAATGTCTGATGTTGAGATGAAAGTCAAACTACTTTCAAAAAAAACAGGTAACTTACAATTAAAATATCTTCCAGCAAGTTCAACTATATTAGAAGTTAGAACTTATGTAAAAGAATTAGAACTTAAAACTAAAAGAAAAATTGATGCAATATTAATTGATTATTTAGATCTTATGATGCCAAAAAGTAAAAGAGTATCGCCAAGCGATTTATTTGTAAAAGACAAATATGTTTCAGAAGAACTAAGAAATTATGCAGTAGACAATCAATGTTTATTAGCAACTGCATCACAATTGAATAGAGCTAGTGTTGAAGAAATAGAATATGATCATTCACACATAGCAGGAGGATTATCTAAAGTACAAACAGCAGATAACGTAATAGGTATATTCACAAGTCGTGCTATGAGAGAACGTGGAAGATATCAAGTACAATTTATGAAAACAAGATCAAGTTCGGGTATGGGACATAAAGTAGATTTAGAATTTGATATAGATACTTTAAGAATAAGAAATCTCGAAGAGGAAGAACAACAAACTCAATATCAATATAAAACATCTTCTGTTTACAAAACATTAAAACAACAATCAAAAATTACGCCTGCCGGTACTCCAGACTCAACTAAAGTAGAAACTGGCAAAGTTAAAGCAGAAGTTGAAGGCAGTAAACTACGAAAATTACTAAACGAACTACACTCAGACGAAGAGCAATAAACATTACCAATATTTAAATATTGCTATGGACTTAGAAAATATATGGTTGCAGTGGTCTAATAGACAACTCAATTATGTGATTGATATTATAAAAAATAGTGATGCTGAAAGTGTTTGTGAAATCGGTTCCTTTGTAGGTAGTGTTGCTAGACCCCTTTGGAATGGTATTAAAGATACAAACAAAAAATTATATCTAGTAGACAATTATCATTTTTTACCCGAAAATGCAAGAAAATCTTTTTTTAAATTTGTAAAAAAATCAATTGGTGATAGTGAAAAAATTTACACAATCCTAGAAGATAGTCACAAATATAATTGGGATCAACACGACTTTATTATTTTTAGTCACGGTAGTTATGAGCATATGATACCGGACTTTAATAGACTTTTACAAAGTAATGTAAAATATGCAATAATAGATATTACACCTACTTGTTTTGAAAGATTTAATTTATTATTACACTCTGTTGTAACAAAAGAATCTAATTTAAAATTACAATATTACATAGACGGTATATTCGTATTAGGTAGAGAAAAATTAAATTGTACATTACCAACTAAAAAAGAATTATTTTTTCATGAACCTATACAATACGTTGAAAAAGAAAGTGGTTCATATATTAAAGCAATTAACAATATAAAAGCAAAACTAGGTGTTAAACAATGAATTTAAAAGAATATATTGAATGGACTAAAACAATTGATGATTATAAAGACGGTGAGAAACTAGCAAATATAAATGCTTGGGGCTTTGAAAAATTAGAAAAAGTAGATGTTCCTAAAATAAAAATAGAAAATTTTGAGAAGGGTAGTGAAGGATATTCTAGTATTAGATACAGTATATTAACTGATTGGGCCAAAGCTACATGGCCAGATCTAAAATTTATTGATGCAAAGATACAAGTACAAAAGCCCGGCGAAGTATGTAATCCTCATTTAGATTTTCTAGGTTATTATTTAGAAGATGTATGTATGGCACACCCTGGTTTACTAAAATTAAAACACTCATTTGAGTCTCCGGCAATAGATGTATGGCGTATGTTTATTGCAGTAGAAGATCAAATACCGGGCCATATATTTTTAATCAATAATGTAAAGTGGAGATGGAAAAAAGGAGATTGTATGAGATTAAACAATTGGCAGGCTTTACATTCGACAAAAAATACAAGTAACAAAATGAGAACTATTATTAAAGTTACTGGAGTTAAATTTTAACTAGTAGTTGTGAATACGCCTGTATCTGTTTTATCTATGTCAAGTCTTTGAATTTCGTCTGGTGGATCCGAATCAATTGATTCCCAATTATAAGGATTTTGAGCCCACTTCTGTCCAGGTGGTGGCATTTTAGCACTTGTAAAAGCAAAGTGATATCTTACTTTTAAATTTTCTGATGCATTAATGGCAGTGTGGGTAGCTTGGCTATTAAACCAATATACATGGCCGGCTGCTGGCATATGATATATTTTGCCATAGTTAGGAAACCAAAATCCACAACAATAATTTGTAGGAGGTAAAGCAACATGAAAACGTCCAAATACTGATGGGCCGCTGTGGGCCGCAAGATTTCTAGCACTAGATATACCTAAAATACGTCCTCGACATCCTTCATGATCTTTTAATATTTGTTCAAATAAAGTTCCTTTATATTCAGGAACAATA